CTACTCCCCTTCATATGATGCAAACAGGTCGCCCTGATCGCGGGCGACCACTGCCAACCGCATCCGTTTAACGACCTTGTAGACAAACGCCAGTGAGAGATTGTGTTTCCTGGCGATCTCTCGATGGTTACGGCCTGTCCACTCCTCAAAAATCTGCTGATGCAGCTTCGACGCTTGTACGTGGATGCCTTTGGGCATGTACAGCTGTTGGCCACCCCAGATCGCCGCCATCTGCATAGCCACCTCATTGCCGTGTGCTTCGGCAAGTTCAGGGCTGATGTTCAGCGTCTCTTTTGCAGACTGCGCTACATGGTCGGCAAGTGTTTGGAGAAGCTCGCCCGCCGTACTGCTCGGCTCTTTCATATGCCCCCCTTATTCGTCACTCGATGCTGCCATTGCTTCAGGTTCTCGATCACCCGGCTCGCCTGGGCGACGTTGAGCCACTGCAGTGCAGACACCTTGGTCATGCTTTTCACGAAGTTGGCCAGAGCCTCCTCGGACGGATCGCGAACCTCGCCCAGGTCGTGCAGCTCCAGCCATAGCGACCGGATCTTCCTGGACTGCTCATCATTGGCCCGTGGCCGCGTTCCTGCCTTGTTTGGACGTGGCTTAAAGCCCCGCTGCTTGAGCTGTTCCAAAACCCTCTGCAGGTTTGGAACACTCAAGTCGGCGGTCGATGTCGCGCCGTCCAATCCGGTCATTCCAGACAACATCAGCCGATAGGTCTCGTCATCCATGCGCATCTCGCGCCGTGCAACATGGATCAGCTTGATTAATCGCAGGCGGTCCGGGTTGGAAGGCGCGGCGTTCATGCCCATCCCCCGCGCTCCATCAGGTCAATGGCGGCCTGTTGTGGATCTTCGACATCACCGTAGGACAGTTCACGAATGAAGTCTTCCAGTTCACTCCTGTCATCGATAGCATTCCCCGTCGACCATGCCGCAACGCGAAGCCCGCCAATCTCTCGTGGAATATCGTTGCCCATACCCTCCACAACGAGGGTGTCATAGCTCTCTTTTACGCTCATGTCAGCCACCCACCGTCAAACGTGCCAATGGTCGATGACTCACCGCGTGGTGCAGCTGAGCCGACCGGCCAGCCTGGTATCCGGCGTCTCCGGCCACTTCGTCTCGGGCCTTGAGTTTGCGGCGTTTCATCTTGGCTTGGCCGAGGTTCGGATACTTCTTGGTCATGTAGGCCTGGATCGCCTCAGCGATGCTGTCTTCGACCCCTGCGAACTGTTCTACCTTGGCTGAGACTGCGTCGATCCAGCCATGGGCGAATGCATCGCCCCGGGCAACCTTGGTGGCGCGTTTACAGCGCTTCTGTGTAGCGAGAAAATCACGGCGCCCCTTCTGCAACTGACGCTCCAGTACCTGGTATGCATAACCTGCCAACTCGGGCACGGCTCCACAGCCGATGAAGATGAACGACGCGCTTTCAAACCAGGGCGTACTAATAATGAAATGGGCGCCAAAGGCCTCAGCGCAGACGTGGGCTAAGCGCACCCGCCAGGCCGGTGGGTCGCTTTCTGAACCTGCCGCCACCTTCGCCTCTCCAGCCATGCTGGCGAGCACGTCTCCCATCTCCAGGTGGTAGGCCTCCATCAACTTATGAGCCTGCCGCAGGGCGATCTCCGCTTCATTGGGGTTGGAACCCTTGCCCTTTGCCATCTCCAAGCACTTCTTGATCTTGTCGAGAATACGATCCTGGTCCATCTCACACCCCCGCCAAAGTCAGGTTGATAGGCAAGTACTGATCGGTATTGCCCTGGCGTTTATAGACCCGGATGTACACGGCAGTGCCGTTGACCTGGATGGAGTCTTTCAGCGCCTGCATGGCTCTTTTCCAGTCGGGATCGTCGATCTCTACACGCAACAAACTGAGCACGTCCTTGACCATCAGTTGCCCCTGGCGGTTGGCCCTGAATGCGCGGTCAACCAGCACCCGCAGATGGCTGTTGGCGCCCTCGGACCAGGCGCTAATGCATTGGTTGATCAGCTCTTTGGCGGCGAGGATTTCCTCGGTAAAGACAACCTTGTCAGCATAGGCCCGCTCGATCTTGAACTCGCCGTCGTAGGTGGTGATGGAGACGTTGCCCTTCTGACCGCCAAGCGTTACACCGTAGCGCTCTGAGGAAACGGCCACCAGATCGGCAACATCGGCCAATGCCTTTTTCTTGAAGCGAGCCAAAGCTGCGCTGAGCTGCTCAGCTTCAGTACCGAGATCACGTGCGACACAATCACGGAGCTTGTCGTGTTCGCGCACTTGGTCAACCGGAACCAGGTGGCCAATGGCATTGCGAACGAAGCCCGCAGGAATGGCGATATCAGTCATGAGACTCTTCCTTTATATGTGCCAGAAGCTGTTGCGCAGCCTCAATACTTGCATCGCCAGCACTCTGGTAGCTTTGCACCTGGACGATGACGCGCTCAGTCCCAGCAGTCTTGTCATACACCGTGACCATCCAGCCAGAGACGCGGTTGTAGCCAATCTCCAGCCACAGGAATGGCTTGACCGATAGCGCGGACTCGAAGGCAACCAGCAAGTCAGCAAGGTGAATGACATGCTCGCTGGACTGTGCCTGCAGGTGCAGCAACACCTGGTCCAGATGCTGCACTGCCTCTAGCGGTCGACCTTCAGCGATAGAGGTCCGGGTAGATGTGAGGGCTGCTGAAGCACCAAGCGGCGTCTGGAGATGCTCCAGCAGCACGCGGACATGCTTCATGGCTTCCCCCCAAAACATGGTGGGTTGTTCATGGTTGACGGCGTCACCCATGGCCGCGATTGCGTTTGCGAGAGGCTGATTCATTGGTCCTGCTCCTTCACCAAGGTGTACCAGGCGATATCAACGCCCCGCACGGTTACTGTGTTGCAGGTGAACCGCCCCGCAGGCGAATAACGAATGCCTCGCAGCTCATGCCCAAACCGCCGCGAGAACAGATCGACACTGGATGGCTCGATGAAGATCTTGTTGTCAGCCAGCACCAGGTGCTTGATCACAACACCCACCTCGCGAAATTCGCGGGTCAACTCGTTGAACGCCGACAGCTTCACCGGGAACTCCTCCGCCAAGATGCTGGGTGTCTGTGCAGGTTGAACATCGACCAGATACAGAGCGGCCATCTCACACCCCCTTCACGACATCAGCTGTGATCACTGGCACACCCAACTGGGCAGCCAGATTCATCGCAGCGATGACCAAGTTGCCAATGGCCAGTGGATACAGCAGCGAAACCGTCTCATCGCGGCCACTGCGTCGGCTCGGCTGGGACAGGCGTTCAGCAATCGCCTGGATGCCGCTGGCGTCAATGACCTCTTCAAGCGCCTTGCCTGCGCGGTCGAAGCGGAATTTCAGGAACTCTTCCAGGCGAGCCCCTTCAATGGGCGTCAACGTCACGCGCTCGCAGCGCTGTACGACCTCACGCACATCGGCGTTGCGCTCGCTGAGTTTCACGTCCAGCTCGGGTTGGCCGATCATGATGATGCTGACCAGCTTGGTGAAACCGACTTCCAGCTCAAGAATGCGCTTGAGGTGCTTCAGCGTCGGGATCGGCAGGCTGTGGGCTTCCTCGATCACCAGACAGTGGCGGTAACCGGCTGCATGGGACTCCTTCAGAGCCTTGTGCAACTGAGCGAAACGCGCCTCGGGGCTGCTTTTGGGCTTGGCCAGGGGCGACACCGCCGCCATCATCGACTCGGCGATATGAGTACTTTTCAGGGACTTGCCCTTGGTGTCGTTGTCTTCGGACGCCAAAACATAGGGCTCGATGATGATCACCGGGTCACCGCTGTCGGCTATGCGGTTTACCAGGTCACGGCGAAGCGTGCTTTTACCAGCCCCCGACTCACCCACGACAGCGAGGAAGCCACCGTGCCGCGCTGTCTGATACATGATCTCGCGGACATAGCGAATATCAGGGCTGACCCACATGTCCTGGGCGCACTGCAGCTCATCAAATGGGTCACGGAAAAGGCCAAAGGCTTTACGGGTACTTGGCTGTAAGGTCTGTTTTGGCAGTAACATAGGTTCGTCCTCCCCGGACGGCTCTTTCACTAGGGCCGGATCTGCCGTGTTGGCGCACGGCAGATCCACTTCTTCAAAGGCGTTGGCGATATCGGCATCGTTGGCGCCGGACTCGGTCAGGAATACGCGGATGCGCCCCTGTAGTTCTTCGCAGTCCAGGCTGCGAGGCCACTGACCATGGTTCAGCAACTGGGCGACTGTCGCGTCACTGAGTTTCAGCGATTCGGCCAAGGCCGACTGAGGTCTACCGATTCCTTGTAAAACGTGCTTGAGCTTCAACATCACTCACCTCCAACCGCAGCCAGCACCAGGCTGAGCGGCTTGCGCATGACCTCAACAGGTCGTTTCAGCTCCGCCTCAATGGCGTCGAGCTGCTCTTGGGGAACTCCTTCCGGGTATTGCTGCTGCAGCCGACTGAAACTGTCAGCCGACCAAAGATTGCCTAGGCGTGGGCGCAGTAGCTTTGCCGCTTCAACATGACTGAGCGGCGCCAGCTCGATAGTCGGAGCATTGACGTTGAGCGACGTGCCGCGACGTGGCATGTAGGACGGCAGCACCGTGTCATTGACGTGCTTGTGAGGGTCGATCAAACCACCGAACGGAACGGCCTTGGCCTTGCGTGCGGTTTCAGCGTCGGCCTGATTGGTTGTGCCGGTGGCGATCTGCTCCAGGACCTTGCGCGAGAGCTGGGCCGGAGTTTCCGCGTGGCTTTTGTACTGCTCGCCGATGGTCGCCGAGGTCGCCGCAAAACCAAATTGGTCGATCTCGATCCGTTCGATCACGTGGTACTGCTCACGGCCATCCTCACCCACCAGCACAGCGATGGCGGTATCCGTGTCACGCCAGCAGTTGCGGGTGATCAGCAGCTTTTCACCCACCATCACACCCGGTACTGAACTGACATCGAATTGAGCGCCGCGAAACGAAACCCGCAATAGGTTGCTGACCTTCCGGTACTCCGGGGTACTGACGGCCAACTCACGGCAGACCTCAATGCTGGGTGCCAGGCGCAGTTGCTCCTGCTTGATCAACTGCCAAACGCCGTACCGCGTGCGGCGGGTCCGAGTGTGAATCGCGGTCGCGTTGTAGTAACGCATCCACTTTCCGGCCCAGGTATTGATCTGTTCCAGGCTGTTCGCTGCCTGAAACTTCAACGCACTCTCAAACTCACGTTCAACAATGTTGTGCGCCTGTTCGACCTGACCCTTTGCCCGCGCATTGCCGACCTGGTTGATGATCAGTTCGATGGACATGGCGCGGCACAGGTTGCGGAAAATGCCGCTGGTCATGGCCGCACCCGGGTCGGTCATTAGCATCCATGGCACGCCGTGGAATGGGTCCGCCTCGTGACGCTTTTGCATCGCGTTGATCAACACATTGCACAGGTTCTCTGCGGATTCCGCCCCCAGGACATACTCCAGATACAAGGTGCCGCTGGTGTGGTCCGTGATCACGTAGCGCCACAGGCGCTGGCGTTCGATCTTCTTCAAGTTGCCGGGTTTGCCGTCATAGAACTCGGCCTTGTTCATCACCTGGGCGCCGCTGTCGGCAAGGTAGAACTGCGTCGAGATTGAGGCGTCCACCTGCCAAACGTGGTTGGGGTGATTGCTGGCCAACGACACTGCGGGAGCATCCTGCAGCAGTTGGTCTGGGTGCAGTTTGTAGCCCTGCAGGGCGCGGCTGATGGCGCCGCTGGTCAGCGGGCGAAACAGTCCAGTCGCCTCGTCGACCCGTCCGGCCAGGATCAACCCGTTGCTTCTCAGGCGTTCAACAGCGCGCTCAATCGTAGACAGCTGCTTGTTGTTGGCTCGGATCGACTCCAGCAGCATTGCCGAGATCAACCGGGCCTCATTCAGTGGCAAGGCACTGTTGCCTGCATCACTGCGACGTTTACGCGGCTTTGCCACTCGAACCTCCTTCAGCTTGCGCTGAAGCGTTTGGATGGAAACACCCAGCTCGGCGGCGCCTGCCTTATAGATTGCAGTGCGCTGACCGTGCGGAGCGCTCTCTGCACGCTGGGCGATCTGTGCCAGTTGCTGGGTCTGTACCGGATTCATGGATTAAGCCTCGGCCTGACTCATCCAGGCCGGGGCGCCCCCTTGCTGGTCGTGCAGGTGAAACTCGCTACGCAGGGTGGCCAGGGTGGTTTCAAGTTGAAGGATCAGGTCCGCCTGATACGCTCGGTGATCTACGCCGTGTTCATTGCCGTGCTCAGCCATCTTGGAGAAACCTTCGCGCAACTCGCCCAGGATCTTGGCCTCGACCTCAAATTGCAGTGCGACGATCTCAGTGCGCAGCTCTTTGATGACGTCATCCGGGGTGGCGGTCTGAATGCGTTTACGGTGCTTCTCCAGCTCCTGCTTGGTGCTGTCCAGCTCTTTGGTTTTCTTCGCCATGACTTCGCTTTGCGCTTCGTAGTCAGCGTTGGTTTCGTCCAGGCGCTTGCTCAGCTCTTCTTTTTCCCTGGCATGCTTGGCGATGATCTCTTCGGCGAGATCAACGAAGGCATCCTTGTCACCGGTCTTGGCAACTTCGATCAGAGCCGATTTCTGGTCCTCAGGAAGGCGGCGGTATTGGCGCATTTCGCGGTAGCCGATGCCCATACGGGACATCGAATCGAGTGCCTCTTCACCGAATGTGCGGAGGTTGGCAATGTCCTGGTTCGCCTTTTCGTCTGACACTCCCAGAACGCCGCAGAACTCCTCCCATGTACCTGAAAAAACCAAACCGTTTGGCATGGATTTTCCTTGAAGTGCTCTGTAGAGCTTGTTTTCCTTGACGTAGGCGAGTTTGGAAGCCCAAACGGTTTGGGAAAACTTGCCAAAGGCATCTGCCATTTGGGCTTGGCCAAGCAGCTGGTTTACGAGGTCTCGATCATCACCGTGTGAGGTCAAAGCTGAAGCCATCGAGTTTTGAGTCGCGGTCAGCATTTCACCGTCCAGAGCAGGCAGCTCAACAACGTCGGTAACTGGGGATTTGGTACGTGCCATGGTCTTCTCCTTAATTCATCGATCCAGCGGCGATACGCTGATTGATTTCCTGCATGCGGTTGGTCAAGCGGGCCATGTGCTCGGCATGAGCCTGGGCGATCTGCAGCACCCCCACGGAGTGAGCGAACCGACCATTGTCGAGCTTCACCGCCAAGCCTTCTTCGATCAGGGTTTGCATGGCACGAGTAATGTTGCTCGGGCTGTCCTGGGTAAGTTGGGCCAGATCGTTGTTGCTAAGGCCGGTCACGGTGTGGCCCTTCAAAGCCTTGAGGACTCGCAACACACGTGCAGCGGCTGAGACGGTGCGGCTCATGGCTGCCCCTCCAGTTCAAGTTGTGGGTGTTGGGTTTGGCTGACATTGCCTCGGTGCCAGGCAAGCCCTTCCATTGCCGCCTGTATGGACGCAAGCGCTTCGTCGGCTTCGCAGGCTTTGGCGTAGAAAGCGAGCAACCGTCCAGTTGCAGTGGTGAGAAGTTCCTGTAAAGCCTGCGTGTCCTGGGCGGTGCAGTTCCGGCCTGTGGGTACATCAATGGTCAACCGACCTGCACTGGCGGCAATCCAGCGAGTGACGTAGTCGCAGCCGCAAGCTCGCTCATAGGGACGAATCAAGTTGGCCGGCATGCGGCCTGTCTGCAGCCACTTGTAAACCGACCAGTGATCAGTAACGCCCATCTCGTCGGCGATACGCTCGACACCCTTGTTGTGGTTGTCCTTGGCGAAGTCCTTGCACAGCTCCAGTGCATGGCGCAACGAGGTCGGTTGAATGCTCTTCCAGCGACGGCGGCTCATTGGAAAGACCTTTCTGAAAGGCATTCCAAACAATCTGAACTTTTGCAGCTATGCAAAGTGATTGCGTTGGATGCAATGTTTTGGGGTACATTCCCCGACATGGACATGAGCAATGACTGACCGCATTGAGAAGCTTGAGGCACAGGTGAATGCATTGGCGCAGGGCTGGTTACGCCTTGCTGCAGCTCTTGAAGTTCAAGGACTGCTTTCACCGAATGACATAGACCATTCCCTGCAGTCGGTCCGATGGCCGGGGCAGTCAATAGACGCTGAGGCAACCAAGACGCTGGCATGGCTGTGTGATCAGTTGAGCGAAGCGCGAAATGCGCGCCGAGCTGCTGGGCCTCAAGCGTCAGCCTGCCGGTACGGCGGTGCGGTGCAATAGCCATTACGCTGCCATCGCAGCAGTCGGCTTGAGACCAAGCTTCACCGCAATATCATGGGCCTTGCCGTAATTGGCTTTGGCCTGGCCATTGAGGACGCGGTACACCTCGTTGCGGGTGTAGCCGTTTTCGGTAGCCCACTGAGTAATGGTTTTGCCGACACGACGGAAGTTTTCTTTCACCTGGTCGGCGGTTAGGGCTTTGGCATGGGTGGCCATGGTGGTGGCTCCTGTGATGCAAAGATAATTGCTGTTTGTTTGAATGATTTTGTGATCTATACATCACATAGTCAAGGGATATTTGTGATCAATACATCACCATTTGTGCGTCTCAAAGAAGAGCGCAAACGCCTTAAGCTGACCCAGGCGGCCGCAGGTGCTGTAGCGGGCGTTACAAGAGAAACGTGGAGTCGATATGAATCGGGCGCTCTATCCCCAGGAATGGAGGCGTTAGAAGCTTTTGCTTTGGCGGGTGCAGATGTTCAGTTCGTTTTGACCGGGGTTCGCGGTTCAACCCCTCCCTCAACTAGGGAGAGACTTTTCCTCGATCAATTCCGGCGAAGCCCTGAAGATCGGCAAGATGAGGCTCTTCGTGTTCTGCTGGGCGCGCAGTCTTCTGCTGCAGCACAACACACATTCCAAAGTGTCGGCCAGTACATCCATGGATCAGTCGATCAGTCCGGACTGACGCTCAACGTTGGTGGTAGCAAAGGGAAGAAGTAACCATGAGCCAGGACTTTCATGGCGGTGTAGGCCAGGTGGCCGAAGGCGACATCAACAACTACGGGATCAGTATCAACCTGACTGACAAAGCTGAGGCCCGAGGCTTGGTTTCTGCTCAGAGGAAGGAGCTGCATGAGCTGCGCGCAAAGTGTGAAGAGCTAGGTGATGACCCTCGTGATGTCTGGCGCACGGTCCATGCGCAGTTAGCAGTGACATCTATCTCTGAAATCACTGCAGAGCAATTTGTCGAAGCTCGCGATGTGATGCAAACAAGGTTGGAGCGCTTGCAGGAAGACGCTGATAAGCGTCGTTTGGTTGGTAAAGTCCTGCGTGCAGTAGCTGAAAAAGATGCTAAGACCGAGATGAACACTTTCTGCGAGTTAAATTTTGGTCGTACTCAACTGAATAAACTTCAAAAGCCTCAACTCCAAAAAACACTTGAGTTCGTACTGGACTTTAAACCGAATATGCAAAGTGCGCCTTTAGTCCCTGAACTCGGCTCACTGACGTTCCGGGATTTTGTGATGTTGCATAGACAGAATGCTGCATGCTTGTTTTGCTTGGGCCTGCTTGTCGGCGGAATTTTGTTCTAGTTAAGGAGTAGAAAATGAAATCAAGAATTTTGGGACTGTTAGGTTTTTCACTGTTGGTTTTGTCGGGTTGTGGGGAAAAGGCAACAATCTCCGAGTTCAAGGTTGTATCTGATAGCGCGCTGGTTGGTAAAGCGTTGCCAGCGATTCGCCAAGCATGTCCCGGTCTGGATAAGTACTCTCAGGCACTAAAGAACATCCGCGTTCAAGATAATTTCCGCACCTCGATTCTCTTTGATGTCGCTGAATCAGCATCTATTCCCGATGCTTACAAGGTTGGTGGGCATACCTGTTATGTGGAGATCGACTCTACGGGAAAAAGCATATTTATCGAGAAACTAGGCTGTAAGTCCCTTTGCTTGGATCAACTGAATACCCCGGACGGCCAGCTTAAAATTGACCTCGCCCAGGGTGCGACTGATAGCTGATGGTGATCTAAAAATTATGGTTGAGATGACTTATTAAGTAGGCACCAACTGCCCTAGCGTTCTCTTTAAACTCGATTAAAAGCCTTCCTGTCCCACGCCGCCGATCATGGCGGCGTGTGTATTTCTGGCGTCCGAAAAGTACGGCGCCATTACAGGAGGCGTCCGATGCGACCCGAAACCCCTCGCGGCATCCGCAACTTCAACCCCGGCAACATTCGCCATGTCAAAGGCACCCGCTGGCAAGGCATGTCGGCGAATCAGAACGACACCGCATTCGTCCAGTTCACCGGCCCTCAATGGGGCATCCGTGCCATTGCCCGCACCCTGATCACCTACCAGGACAAGCACGGCCTGCGCACCATCCGCCAAATCATTGGCCGTTGGGCCCCCCCCAACGAGAACAACACCGAGAGTTACATCCGTCAGGTCGCCACCCGTCTCGGTGTGTCGCCTGACGCCCGGATCGACGTGTACGACTACCGCACCATGCGGAGCCTGGTCGAAGCAATCATTCGCCATGAAAACGGCTCGGGTCCGCTTTCGCAGGGCAACTGGTACGGCGAGTCTCTGGTCAGCGAGGGCCTGCACCTGGCCGGAATCGTTCCCGACGCCTATCACGGGGAACAGGCATGAAGCTGATCGACAACTGCCATTGCTGCTGGAAGCTCCATAGCGTCCAGCTGGCTATCGTCATCGCGTTGCTGGGCCTCCTGCAGGTGACCGTCCTGCCCATGTGGGAAGCCCAGCTTTCCCCCTCGACCTACGCAATGGTCAACAGCGTGTTGGCCGTTCTGTTGTTCATCGCTCGCCTCGTCAGGCAAGGGCCAAACCAACCTGATCAGGGGGCCAGCCATGAGACTGAACCTCTTCAGTAGAGCTTTCGCGGCACTGCTAGCGGGCCTGGCGGGCATGTGTCGCTGGCCTTCTCCAGGCAGCGATGCCGGGACCTGGAGCCGATCCAGTGCCATGCCCCCTTATCGTCACGGCAAGACCGGTATCGCAGCAGCCAAACGCCGTGCGCGGCAGTCCCGCAATCGTATGAGGCACCGCCATGGTCGCGCTTGATCGATTGCCAACAGGAGTGCTGGTTGCCGTGCTGGCGTGCGTGATCAGCGCAGCGGCTGCCGGTTCAATCGCCTACCGGTACGCCGAGGCACAGGGCAAAACCAATCTGTCGAACCTTGCGGCTCAGCAGGCTGAACAGGCGTTAGCGGCTGAGCGGGCAAACCGATTGCAGCTGCTGCAGCAGGTCACTCGTGCCAACGAAGCCGAGGCCTTGCTGCTCACCACATTTGATCGACACGCAGAAGAGAAACGCCAGCTCCAGGAGCGAATCCCCCATGTCACAACGAACTACATTCCGGCGCCTGGCGCTGTTGCTAAGTCTATTCCTCGTTGCGTGTTCACTGCTGGTTGGCTGCGCGACTTCAACACCGCCCTCGGTGTGCCCGCCCCAGGACCGGGCACCGCTGTCACCACTGCTGAAAAAGCGGCCTGGCCCACCCCCGGCACTGACACCGAGTTACTGGAAAGCGGCGTCACTCCCGCAGACATTCTTGCCCATGCCCAGGACTACGGCGTGTGGGCCAGAGCCAACCTTGCCCAGCTCAATGCCTTGCTTGATCTCCAGGAAAAGGACTGACGCCCTATGGATTTAGCTGAACCCGCTACAGATGACGACATCAGCGATTCGGAGCTGCGAGTTCGCAACAGTAGTTTGCGACGTAGCTCCGGTCGTTCAGCTTACCGCTGCGATGAATGCGGCGATGCAATTCCTGAAGATCAACGCCAGGAAAACCCTGGTATCGAACATTGCTTTGACTGCATAGACGCCTTGGAACATATGGACACGGGGGGTTTTGAATGAACCTAGAACAACTCAATTTCAGCTTCACCGCCGTGCAATGGGTTGTTGTCACGGTGCTCGGAATTTACACCTGGTTCACCAACCGCCAGGCCGCGAGTGCCCAGGAGCTGCTGGAGTTACGTACTCGCATTGTCGCTCTAGAAGAACATGTCCGGCATCTGCCAGATCAACAGGCCGTCACCGATCTGCTGGGCGATATGAAAGCGGTACGAGCCGAGCTGTCGGGGGTCAAGGACGCGCTTGGCCCTTTAGCCCGTTCGCTGGACCGGATCAATGATTACTTGCTGCGAGAGAAGACATGACCCAATACGCCGAATTCCTACGCCAGGACTATCGCCTGGTGATTCTGCGCCTGCTGGTCGAGATGACTGGCTATCGTGCCAACAGTTCTGTGCTGACCATGGCCCTGGACAGCTATGGACACACCCTCAGCCGTGACCAGGTGAAAACCGAACTGCATTGGTTGGCTGAGCAAGGGGCTCTGACCATCGCAGATGTGGGCCCTGTGATCGTGGCAACTCTCACCGAGCGCGGCCAGGACATCGCTGCAGGGCGTGCGCGGGTGCCAGGCATCAAGCGGCCGGGGGCATAACCATGGCGGGCAAGTCGTCTATCAATCGTCTGCCGCCAATAGTCAAGGCGTACATCCAGAAGCTGCTGCGTGAAGACCGCATGACGCTGGATGACATGCTGGCCGATATCCAGTCGCGCTTTCCCAACGAAAAAGCCCCCAGCCGCAGCGCGCTGGGGCGCTTCAAGCAAGGCTTTGATCTGCTGACCGAAAAAGCCCGCCAGCACCGAGAGCAGGCGGAAGCTTTTGTGGGTGCGTTCGGTGAAGACGCATCTGACAAGACCGGCGCCTTGCTGGTCGAGGCCATATCGACGTTGGCTTACCAGGCCGCCATGGGCGCTCATGAGAAGGATGATGTCACCACCAAGGAAGTGGCCGAGTTGGCGCGGGCAGCCAAGAACACCATGCAGGCCCGGACCTTGAGCATCAAGGAACGCCAAGCAATCGAGAAAGCTGCGCGTGATCGGCTGCTCCAGGAGCAGGACGCCGAGCTGGCCAAGACCGTGCAGACCGGGGGGATCAGCGAAGAGCAGGCCCTGTTCTGGCGTCAGAAATTCCTGGGTGTCAAATGAGCGCCCCAGCGGTCAAGCCGTCATCGAGTACCTTGCGCGTTGTCGAATGGGACGATTTGCCGCCGAGCGTCAAACAGATCCCCAGCGACTACAACCCGATTGCCGAAGGCATCCTCATGGCTCACCAGGGCGAATGGCTGAGCATTCAGGCCCAAATCAAACTCTGTGAAAAAGGCCGTCGGACCGGCATCACATTCGCCGAGGCCCTGGACTCGGTGATCACCGCAGCGTCACGCAAGGCCGCTGGCGGCATGGACGTGTTCTATGTCGGCGATACAAAGGAAAAAGGCCTGGAGTTCATCGGTTACTGTGCAAAGTTCAGCCGAGTGATGGCCGAGGCCCAGGCCTCGGGTGTCAGCGAAATTGAAGAGTTCTTGTTTGAGGACCAGGACGAGTCGGGTAACACCCGCCAGATCAACGCCTACCGTATTCGTTACGCATCAGGCTTCAAGATCGTTGCCCTGTCCAGCAACCCGGCCAACCTGCGCGGCCTGCAAGGCAAGGTGATCATCGACGAGGCAGCCTTTCACCGTGACGTGTCCGCCGTGCTCGATGCTGCCACGGCTCTGCTGATCTGGGGTGGTCGGATAGTCATCATCAGCAGTCATAACGGCAAGAGCAACCCGTTCAATCAAATGGTCAGTGACATCCGTGAAGGCCGCTATGGCGATACGGCAGAGGTCTACAAGGCGACCTTTGACGATGCCGTTGCCAATGGTCTGTATGAGCGCAAGTGCATGATGACCGGGGAAGTCCCTACGGCTGAGGGCAAGGAGTCCTGGTACAAGCAGATCCGCAATGCCTATGGCCCACGTAAGGCACAGATGCATGAAGAGCTGGATGCGATCCCTCGCGATGGCAACGGCGTGTGTATTCCTGGTGTGTGGATCGAGGACGCCATGCGTGCGGGTCGCACGGTGTTGCGCCTGGCGCTGGATGATGATTTTACGCTGCAGACCCTTGCCCGCCGTGAAGCGTATGTCGAGGACTGGATCGAGCGCTATCTCGCACCCCTGGTGCAGGCACTGACGCCTGAGCTACGGCACTACCTGGGTATGGACTATGCCCGTCACCGTGACTTCTCGATCATTTGCCCGATGTCCGTAGACCAGGCACGGCATCGCGACGTGCCGTTTGTGGTGGAGATGCACAAAGTGCCGTACCGCCAACAGAAGCAGATCCTGTTCTACATCCTGCGCCTACTGCCACGCTTTGCCAGCGCGGCGCTGGATGCTACCGGCAGTGGTGAAACCCTTGCCGAAGAAGCTGCCGATGAGTTCGGCCATGACCGCATCCTGCAGGTGAAACTCAGTCGCGCCTGGTACGGCGCCTGGATGCCGAAGTTCATTCAGCTCTTTGAAGACACCACCATCACGATGCCCAAAGACGACTCTCTGCAGCAGGACGTGCGCTCGATTGAAACGGTTGAGGGCATTCCGATGATCATGAAGGCTCGCTCGCAAGACCTTAAAGATCCCGAGCTTTACCGCCACGGTGACTTCGCAGGTGCCGGTGCGCTGGCCAACTTCGCGACACTAGAGAGCGCTGCAGGGCCAGTCTCTGTTAAATCCCGCCGCCCGCGTCAGGGCACCCGCATCACCCAGGGGTACGCATGAACAAGAAAGGTGTGTGGGTGACCCCCACAGAATTCGTCAACTTCGCCGAACCGAAGCACAAAGGCCTGACCGAGCATATTGCCAGTCGGGCGCGCAGCTTCGATGCCCAGGCGCTGGGCATGTACCTGCCCAATCCCGACCCGATCCTCAAGGCTCAGGGTAAGGACATCACGGTCTATCGGGATCTGCGCAGCTCGGCCCTGGTTGGCGGTAACATCCGCCGCCGAAAGTCGTCGGTGCTTGCCCTGGAACGCGACCTGAAACGCGGCAATGCCCCAGTACGGGTTGAGCGCTTTGTACGTGATTGGCTGGCTGACCTCGATCTCGACCGGATTATTCGCGAGATGCTGGACGCGCCGCTGTTCGGGTTTCAGCCTATCGAAGTGATGTGGCGTCCACTCGGGTTGAGCGTTGTCCCCGAGGATCTGCTGGGCAAGCCAGCCGAGTGGTTCCTCTACGACCAGGAAAACAATCTGCGTTTCCGGGCTCGCGATGCTGGGCTGACCGGCGAGCTATGCGATCCGCAACGCTTTGTTGTTGCCCGCCAGGACGCGACCTACAACAACCCGTATGGCTTCGCTGACCTGTCCATGTGCTTCTGGCCGGTGATCTTCATGAAGGGCGGTCTGAAGTTCTGGGTCCAGTTCACAGAGAAGTACGGCTCGCCCTGGGTCATTGGCAAACACCCGCGAGGAGCAAGTACTGGCGAGACCGATCTGCTGCTCGACAGCCTGGAGGCGATGGTTCAGGACGCCGTTGCTGCCATCCCGAATGACTCAAGCGTCGACATCATTGAGGCCGCTGGTAAAGCTGGTAGCGCCGAGGTTTACCGCGAGCTACTGATCTACTGCCGTAGTGAGATCAACATCGGGCTGTTGGGGCAGAACCAAACTACCGAGGCAAACAGCAACCGGGCTAGCGCGACAGCAGGCCTTGAGGTGCTCAAAGACATCCGCGACGGAGACAAAGGCATTGTCGCGACGACCATGAACGCGGTCATTCGTCGAGTCGTCGATCTGAACTTCGGTGAGAACGTGGCCGCCCCGGTGTACGAGTTATGGGAACAGGAGGAGATCGACAAGACCCAGGCCGACCGCGACAAGTCGTTGACTGAAGCGGGTGTGAAATTCACACCGCAGTACTGGAAGCGCACCTACAACCTGCAGGATGGCGATCTGGACGAGACCCTGGCCCCAGCCGAGTCGCCAGAGTTTGCCGAGGCCTCCCTCAAGCCCATTCTCGACCAAGTAGCACTTGATCAAGCCATCAATAGCCTTCCCGCTGAGTTGCTCCAGGAGCAGAGCGAAAAGGCCGTTGCCTCTGTGATCGATGCGCTGTTACGCGCTCGCACTGATACCGAGGCGCTCGGCCTGCTCGCGGAAGCGTATCCGACGATGGATGACCAGGCGCTGCAAGAGAACCTCACACGACTGCTGTTCATGGCTGACATTTGGGGCCGCTTGAGTGCAAGTGCGGATCGGGAAGACTGATGGCAACCACAACGAAGAGTCCAACCCCGGCCGACCTGAAGGCCATCTTCGGCCTTGAACCAAGCAACGCTATTGCGTACTTGAAGAGTAAGGGCTACGCGGTCACCTGGGACTGGCGGGACATGCTCGACCAGGCACATGAGCAAGCCTTCACCGTCGCTAAGGCGATGCGCCTCGATCTGTTGTCGGACATTCGCGGTGCGTTGGAGACTGCGCTCCAGGACGGCCAAACCCTCAAGCAATTTATCGCCGCTTTGCAACCAACGCTCGAAGCCCAGGGCTGGTGGGGCAAACAGGTGATTGTCGACAGCGACGGCGTCGGCGAGTTGGTGCAGTTGGGCAGCCCGCGCCGTCTCAAGACCATCTATCAAACCAACCTGCAGAGCGCCTATATGGCTGGTCGCAAGGCCGAGATGGAGCAAACCACCGAGACCCATCCGTACTGGATGTACGTGGCCATCCTGGACGGCAAGACCCGGCCCAGTCACCGTGCGTTGCAAGGCCAGGTGTTCCGCCACGATGACCCGATCTGGTCCGCGATCTACCCGCCCAACGGCTTCAACTGCCGTTGCCGCGTGACGGCGTTGAGCGAGGCAGCGGCCAAGCGCCGGGGCCTGAAGGTCGAGTCGAGCGAGGGGCGTCTATTCACCGAGACTGTCGAAACAGGCATCGACAAGCGTACCGGCGAAGTCCGCACGGCGGCCGTGACCGGCATCCGTACCACCGATGCAGCGGGTAGGCCCATCACCTTCCGTACTGATCCGGGATTCAATCACGCACCAGGTACTGGCTTGGCGGATGTTCTAAAACAGAAACAAGCAGCTGCTGCTCGGGAGACTTGAGATGTTCACTGTTGAGCTGGATCACCAACGTCTGCAGACGGCCTTGCGTCGCGTTGAGTGGGCCGTAGGGGATCTGGCGCCACTGATGCGCGGCATTGCCGCCGAGCTGGCCAGCCAGACTGAGGAAAACTTCAGAGAAGAAGGTCGCCCCGACTGGGAAGACCTGTCAGACGTAACCACCGAACGCCGAGCCAAGCACGGCAACTGGCCTGGTCAGATGCTGCAGGTCAGCGCTGCAGGTTTGGCTGCGTCGGTCACTACTCGGGCGACCGATAGCTCTGCCCTGGTCGGCAGCAACAAACCCTATGCCGCCATGATGCAGTTCGGTGGGGACCAATCAGACTTCCCGCATCTCTGGGGTGACATTCCAGGCCGTCCTTTCCTGCCGATGGACGCTGAGGGCGAACTACAGCCCGAAACAGAGGAGGCAATCCTGGAACTCGCACTGAGTCACCTGGAAAAAGCCGCTCGCCTGTAAGCTCCACAGAGGTACTTGCGCACGCATACAGCTCCGGTTCATCAAACCGTGTAGGTGAAGAACGCTGTAAACGCTTTATAAAGCTCTGATGCCTTATTCCCATCCTGCTGCCGGGGTGCCAACGGCGCCCTGATCTCATCAACACCGCCGCGACACTCTTTAAACTCGATTAAAAGCCTTGGGCCATTCATTGGCCCAGTCTGTGCGCATCACGTTCAATGAAGCGCACCGACCATGAAGCCACTCCACATTTTCAAGCCGGGCAACCACATCACCATGAGTGGCGCCTGCATCTCCTTTGGCGAGTCCGATCTGGCCGCCACGGTACTCGCCTACGATCCAGCGTTGCACGAGGCCCCGCTGGTCATTGGCCATCCCAAGCACGATGCACCTGCAGCCGGTTGGGTCAAATCGCTGTCGACTGCCGCTGACGGCCTGATCGCAGTTCCACACGAGGTTGATGTGGCTTTCGCGGATCTGGTGGCGCAAAAGAAATTCAAGAAGATCTCTGCCTCCTTCTATCACCCCGACGCCGCCAACAACCCGGTTCCAGGCGTGTACTACCTGCGCCATGTCGGCTTTCTCGGCGCTCAACCGCCGTCAGTCAAAGGGCTTCGCCCCATCGAGCTGGCAGAGGACGAAGAAGGCGTCGTCGAGTTCGGCGACTTCGGCGATAGCGTTTCGGCCGGCGTCTTCCGCCGCCTGCGCGAGTGGCTCATCGACAAGTTCAGTCAGGAAGACGCTGACCGCGTTGTTCCTGGTTGGGACGTGGACAACTTGCTGGCGGAATCTCGCCGCGAAGTCGACAGCCCCGCGTTCACCGAACCCACTCCACCCAACAAACCCACCACCGAGGAACACCCCGTGAACCCAGCGGAAAAAGCCGCCCTGGAGGCGGAAAACACTCGCCTCAAAACTCAGTTGGCCGCACACCAGGAACGGGAGCAGAAGGAGCAGGCTGCCCAACGTCATACCAAGAATCTGGCTTTCGCTGAAGGCCTGGTCGGTGCAGGCAAGCTGCTGCCCAAACACACCGCCGCACTGATCGCCGCCCTGGACTTCGCCGAAGCAGGTGATGCACCGCTGGAGTTCGGTGAAGGTGATCAACGCAAGCCGGTTATCGAAGGCCTCAAGGCAATCTTCGACGACCTGCCGCAACAGATCGACTTCGCCGAACAGGCGAGCAAGGACCGCCAGGGCGATCTGCATGTACCTACCGATCTGGAGTTCGCCGAGAAGAACACCGACCCCGATCGCCTCAGCTTGCACAACCGTGCAACTGCCCTGGCGGCTGACAAGAACATTCCCTACGAGTCGGCAGTTCGCCAGCTCATCAAGTAACAAGGAGTCATCATGGCTGATCGTTTGAGCAAACTGCGGATCGTTGACCCGGTCCTCACCAACCTAGCGCGGGGCTATCGCAACGCCCAATACATCGGCGAGGGCCTGTTCCCTATCGCGCTGATGGACAAGGAAGCCGGGGTCGTTCCGTTGTTCGGTAAGGAGGCTTTCGAGGTCTACGATACCGAGCGGGCAATCCGTGCCCAGTCCAACATCATGACCCCGGATGATGTGGACGGCCTCGACGTGGTGCTGCGCGAACATGACCTCGCTTATCCCGTGGACTACCGCGAGAAGAACGAGTCCATGTTCGACGCTGAGTCGCGGGCCTCCCGTCGTGTCGTCAACGCTATCGATCTGCGCCGCGAAGTGGCCTGCGCCAAGCTGGCGCAAAGCCCGAGCACTTTCCTTGCTGGTGCCAAGGTCACCTTGGCGGGCTCCAGCCAATGGAGCAACGGCGGTGGTGACCCCATTGCAGTGGTCGAACAAGGCAAGGAAGTGATCCGCAGCCGAATCGGCATTCGCCCCAATACCATGACCATGGGCGCCTCGGTGTATCAGTCACTGAAGTTCCACCCAAAACTCCAGGAAGCCTTGGGCTCGACTGAGCGCAAGCTGATCACCGTTGAACACCTGAAAGCCCTGTTCGGTATCCAGGATGTCCTGATCGGCGAATCCCTGGCGGGCTCGGTCAACACCTCCGATATCTGGAGCGACAACATCACGTTGGCCTACGTGGCCAAACCTGCAGCTGGCGCCCAGGCCGACTACGACGAACCGAGCTTCGGCTACACCCTGCGCCGTAAAGGTATGCCCGAGATCGATACCTATGACGGTTCGGGCGGCAAAGTGCGCTTCGTTCGTAACACTGACATCTACAAGCCCGTGGTCGTGGGCGCTGATGCCGGTTACCTGATTTCCGATATCAACGGCTGAGGTTTCCATGGCTGCTAAAAAGACAGGACAAGATCAGGACAGTACTTCGGAAAAGGCTGTTGACGCGGCTCCGGGTGGTGTCAGCCAGGCCGCTGCAGTTCCCCCAGCTGCTGCAGCACTTTCGCAATCAGACGCTGCGCCAGCGAACGAACAGCCCGGCGCTCCAGCTGCAAGTGCAGTTCCCACAGCCGCGGCTGCCCCAGCACCAAGCACGACGGCGGTTGACGCAACTGCTGCACCAGGTTCTGTCCAGGAACTGCCTGGCTACATGGTGACCGACGTGTCGTCCGTGCTGCATGACGGCACCTGGTATCACCAGGGCGATGACATTTTCCTGAACGACAAGGACGCGGCGCCGCTGTTGGACCGCCGAATTATCAAACCGTCCCGGAGCGAAAAATGAAGACTCAACAACCTATTCTCATCACCTCGGTGGTCGCCCTGGTCGATCTTCCGCGCAACCGCTTTGCCAACTTCGCGGGTGGTTTGTGCGCGGCCGGTGCCAAGGCCCTGGGCACGGTTCAAGCCGATACCGAAGCCGATAACGTGGCCCCCATCAGTGCCCTGGGTATCTGCCTGGTCGTGGCCGGTGCTGCAGTGGCGGCCGGTGCCGAGGTTGAGTCGGACGCCTCTGGGCGTGCGGTGACTCTCGCTACCGGTAAGTCCAACGGCTTCGCCATGGATGCCGCGACTGCTGCAGGCGATGTCATCCGTATCGTCCGGGGAATCTGACCAGTCATGCGCTACTGCACCCGTGATGACATCGGGCGGGCCATTCCTGAGCTGACCCTGATTCAGCTCTCAAACGATGACCCCGCAGCCGAGCAGCCCAACGAGAACGTGATCGAGGATGCCGTCCGCCAGGCAGAAGAGCTGGTCGATGGCTATCTACGAGGCCGCTACGACTTGCCGCTCAATCCGGTGCCCACCGTGTTGCGGGATGCAGTGGTGTACCTGGCTCGGCACTGGTTGTATCAGCGCCGTCCTGAAGGTGCTTTGCCTGATGCGGTGAAAGACAGCCGCAAGGACACCATCAAGCTCCTGGAGAGCATCCGTGACGGTGTGGTCACCCTGGGCATGCCCAGCGGGCAAGCCACGCCAGAGCCTGGTGAGATCCATGTTCGCGCACGTCGCCAGCAGTTTGGTGGAGATCTCTGGGGGCGATACGAATGAACCAGCTCAAAACCCAAACCGAGCAGATGCTGGACGCCATGCGTATCCGCCTGCAGGAGGCCTTCGGCAAGGTACTGATGGTCGAGCTGTTTCCTGAAAACCCAGCGAGTTACCGCCTGAATCACCCTCGCGGCGCGATCTTGCTGGCCTACGGCAAGTCGACCTTTGGTGGTTCCGAGGCCGGTGACTCCATGTTCCAGGCTCGCAACATCGTCATCAGGCTGACCCTGGTGTTTCGCCAACTCAATGGCAAGGACGGAGTGGTCAGCTACCTGGACCAGATCCGCGCTTGCCTGACTGGCTGGTTCGCTCCGCACTGCGACCAGGCGTGTCGCCCGGTGGCCGAACAGTTTATCGGCCAGGTCAGCGGCCTCTGGCAATACGGACAGGACTTTGCAATGCGCGCCACTCAACTGCAGGCATTCGCCCCAAGCGATCCGCCTCCGTCGGTCAACCTCCAATTTGAGGAGAACCCATGAACCTTACCCGCTACATCTACACCGGCCCACAAAGCGCCGCCTCCCTGCGGGTAGACGACTCGCGTGAGCTGCTGGAAGTGCAACTGCATACCGGTGAAAGCGTTGAACTGCCTGCAGGACACGAATACACCCTCGCGCTCCTGGAGCTGAAGCACCTGGTGCTGGCACCGAAACCGACCGGCAAAACGTTGTCCGGCGCGTCTGAACCCAAGAAGGAGGCGAAGCCCAATGCCAGCTAACTATTTGCACGGTATTGAAACCACCGAGATCGAACGCGGCCCTCGGGCCATCAAAGTGGTCAAGTCCGCAGTCATTGCACTGGTGGGCACCGCCCCCATCGGGCCAGTCAATGCGCTGACCCTGTGCTTGAACGAAGGTGATGCTGCGCAGTTCGGCACCCACCTCGCCGGGTTCAGCATTCCAGAAGCCCTGGACGGCATCTATGACTTCGGTGCCGGGACGGTGCTGGTGGTCAACGTGCTCGATCCTGCTATCCACCGCGCCAATGTCGCTGGCCAGGTAAAACAGTTCGGGGACAACGACCTGTTGCAACTGGGACACGGGGCCTTACAACTGCTGACGCTGAAACCAGCGGAGGGCGACAGTGCCTATGTGCTGGGCACTGACTACACCGTTGACATGTTGATCGGCCGGGTGAAACGAGTGGCCACCGGCAGTATTCCCGCCAATGCCCAGGTGAAGGCGGATTACACCCATGCTGACCCGTCCAAGGTCACGCCTGCCGAGATCATCGGCGCGGTAACCGTTGCAGGTCGACGCACCGGCTTGAAGGCGTTCCAAGACAGCTACAACACCCTGGGTTTCTTTTCGAAGATATTCATCGCGCCAGGGTTCAGTACCCTGAATTCGGTGGGCGTCGAACTGGCCTCGGAAGCCATTAAAGTGGGCGGCGTCACCTACATCGATGCGCCTATCGGCACCACGGTGCAACAAGTGATTGCCGGTCGTGGTCCAGCGGGCGCCATCAACTTCAACACCAGCAGCGACCGGGTCCGTCTTTGCTACCCGCACGTCAAGGTGTACGACGCCGCCACCAATGGCGAGCGCCTGCAGCCGCTGTCGATCCGTGCGGCAGGCCTGCGGGCCAAGGTGGACAATGACAAGGGTTACTGGTGGAGCAGCTCCAACCAGGAGCTGCTCGGCGTCATTGGGCTGGAGCGGCCGTTGACGGCGCGAATCGATGATCCGAATAGCGAAGTCAACCTGCTGAACGAGGTGGGCATCACCACCGTCTTCAACTCATTTGGCACCGGTCTTCGTTTGTGGGGCAACCGCACAGCGGCTTGGCCGACCGTGACCCACATGCGCAACTTCGAAAACGTCCGGCGCACCAAGGACGTTGTCGACGAGTCGATCCGCTACAGCTCGCTGCAGTTCGTTGACATGCCGATCACCAACTCGCTCATCACCAGCATCACCGAGAGCGTCAACCTGTTCCTGCGCAAGCTGATCGGCGATGAAGCCCTGATCGGCGGTGAATGCTGGTATGACCCAGCGCGCAACCCTCAGACGGAGCTGGAACAAGGGCACGCATTGTTCAACTACAAACTGACTGTGCCGTTGCCATTTGAGCGTGGCACCTTTGAAACCGAAATCACCGGGGAATACCTGGTCAACCTGGGAGCCCAATAATGGCCGGTTTTAGTGCGCATCGTGTTTCTAACGCCGCTATCTACCTCGACGGCGCCAGCTTCTTTGGCCGCGCCGAAGAGATCGATCTGGGCTCGGTCAAGACCGTGACCAGCGACTTCCAGGGGCTGGGGATGGTTGGCCTGATCGAACTGCCAGACGGCATCGACAAACTGGAAGGCAAGATCGTCTGGAACAGCATGTACTACGACGCTGCAATCAAGTTGGTGACGCCATTCAAGAGCGTGCAACTGCAGTGTCGCTCCAACGTCCAGGTCTTCAACAACGGCGGTTTGGTTCGCGAGGTGGCGCTAGTCACCATGATGACCATCAGCGGCAAGGAGTTTCAGCTGGGGAGTCATAAGCCACGAGATCCGACGAAGTATGAAACGCCGTTTTCGGCGACCTATGTGCGGCAGGTGCTAGATGGACAGGAGGTGGTGTTGCTCGACTACCTGGCCAACATCTTCCGAGTAGGCGGTCAGGATCAGTTTGCCAAGTACCGGCAGAACATCGGTCAGGCTTGATTAGCCAGGTAACCCCAAGTGGTTGCTGGCGAATTTGACCCCAATGGACAGGGCCTGGCCAGCGATGTCGCCCAACAGGCTTTTGGCGCCACTCTTGGTGGCATCAACCAGTTGATCACCTAGGGTTGGCCCGGTGCTGAGGCTATCAGGAATGGCCTTCAGCACTTCAAGCCCTTTGGCGGTAAGGACTGCATCTGCATAGCCAACGTTATGAACTCTGTCGTTGAAGCGCAAATACCCTGACTCGGCTAACCAATCGACACAGGCAAACAGAAAGTCCCCCTTCTCATTGGGAAGGTCTGCGCCATAGGACTCGTTGTAATAAGTGCCATCAGGAATAAGTTTCGACACGACCAGAGGGCGTCGAACTGGAAAGTTCTCATACAACGCACCGAGTATCAGGCCGGTGAACTCGTCAAATTGTTTGATATTGGAGATGGTCATGTCCTTGACTCCTGGAGCGCAAGATTTAAAGCCTCAACGTCTTGATGAGGTGTTGAAGAGCATCGATTTGCAAGTGCGTCGAGATGTCGACTCAATGCGGGCGAAACATTACTGGGAGACCACGCTGTTAGGAACCCCAAATGATGTACTGGTTGAGGCGCTGACGATGGCATTAGCGTCTGGCCGCTATCAGATGACACCACGCGGCTGCCCATGCTGTCGAAACCGCTAACACCAGCCTACTGAGCTGCCACGACCATTCCCCGAAGCCCCGCCAATTGTGCGGGGCTTCGTCTTTAAACTCGATTAAAAGCCAGTGCCACGACCAGGTGCGATGCTCAGGACTCATTTAGAGCAACTGATCAATCGATCAACCTGGAGTAACGAACGTGGCCGACAAGCTCAGCATCCCCCTCAAGTTTCCCTTCACCTCCGCAGCTGGCGTGAAAATCAGTTCGCTGCCCATCACTCGCCTCAAACGCAAAGACATCAGCGCTGCTCAGACACACACCAAAGACGAAGCGGCGATGGAGGACTTCCTGCTCGCCAAAATGACTGGCGTCACCATCGAAGACCTGATGGACCTGGACATCGCCGACTCCAAGACGGTCGTCGAGGTGTTTCGGGAAATGGCTGGCGGAGGAGACATTGCTGCAGTCCTGGGACGAAGCGCTGTTGTTGGTATTGAGGATGCAGCCATCTGAGATCGATGAGCTGGATATGGAGCGGTACTGGTTTTGGGTCGACGTGTGTCGGCGAGAAATCGACCGCCGCAACGAGATAGCCGAGGCACAGCGCTAACCATTCCGCTCACATCTAGAGCCTGTACCGTCCGGCGCCCCTGACCTTGGGGCGCTCCCTCAATCAGATAGCCTGCAGAGTACTCCATGGCGAATGAAGTCTTAGTCGGACTGCGAATAGGCGCCGCTGTATCGGGCTCCTTGAGTGCCGCGTTTGGTTCTGCCAAGTCAACGGTGCAGCAGCTCGGGCGTGCGACTGATGGTCTGACGGCCAAGCAAAAACTCATCGGGACCGAACTGGCCGCATCCATCGCTCGCGGCGGCTCGGGCATCGAACGTATGCGCCGTCAGTATGACCAGGTCGGCCGCACCATTGATCAGCTCAAGATTAAGCAGGAGCGTCTCAATACAAGTATTGCCAGAGGGGAAACACTGAAGTCGAAACGTGGAGAACTTCGCGGCCAAGCAGTGGAAACAGCAGGTACAGCCGTTGCATTTGGCGCTCCTGTCGTTCAGTCAATACGTACTGCAATCGAGTTTCAAGACCAGACCCGCGATATCGCAATCACTGGGGGGTTCGACGAGGCAGAGGAAAAACGCCTTAGCGATGTGATGCGCGGAGCCGCACTAAGATGGAATCAGACCCAAACTGAAGTTGCCAAGGGCACCGCCGTGCTGATCGCGGGTGGCATCTCCAGTGCAAAGGAGCTGGCTGCCTACGCTCCAGTAATGGCTAAGAGCGCTACCGCGACTCGTGCAAGCATGGACGATCTTGGCTCAGTCGCTATCGCTTTGAATGACAACCTCGGAATTGGCGCGGCGGGCCTGGAGCGGTCAATGAACATGCTGGCTTACGCTGGCAAACGCGGTCAGTTTGAACTTGCGGATATGGCCAAGTGGTTGCCCCAACTAACCCCGCAATTTGCGGCACTTGGTATCACTGGAGAGCGTGCTGTCGCCGAGATCGGCGCCTCTCTGCAAATCGCTCGCAAGGGCGCAGGTAGCAATGACGAAGCCGCTAATAACTTCAAAAATTTCCTTTCAAAGATTACAGCCCCCGACACTTTGAAAGCATTTGAAGATGCTGGAATCGATTTAAAAGTAAGTATGAAGAACCTGGTCAGCAACGGTTTGACACCGATGCAAGCCATGCTTGAAATCATCACAAAATACACAGGTACTAAAGGCCCAGCAGCGGCCGCAGAATTCCAGAAGGCGATCGCTCTTAAGGATGACACAGAGCGTGAAAGTGCCCTCAATCGGCTCAACGAAGCTTACAAACTGGGAGAGTTGTTCCGGGATCAACAAGTTCTATCGTTCATTCGCCCAGCAATCGCTAACAGAGCTGAGCAAGCAAGTATTCAAAAGGGAAGCATGGATGCTGCGGACAAAGGAGTCCTGGATGAGGACTGGAAAAAGCGTATGGGTAGCCCCAAAGAGGAGCTAAAACAGTTAGGTGCAAACTTGGCCGATATTGGAATTTCTGTCGGTAGCGCATTAATTCCGGCTCTAGTTGATGCAACTGCTGCGCTTATTCCGCTGATGCAATCATTTTCAACGTGGGCAGGTGAAAACCCCGCCATCATCAAAGGTGTTGTCGGTCTAGTTGGCGGTCTGCTACTGGGTAAAATGGCCTTTATCGGCATTGCCTATGGCGCGAACCTGGTGATGTCGCCTTTCGTGGCGTTAACCACTTCTGTCAGGACGCTATCTGCAAAATGGACGTTACTCCGTGCCCTATGGCAAATGGGCAAGTTCACCCCATTGATTACCGGCCTCAGCCGCGTCGGTGGCGGGCTGGCGACAGTTGCAAGGTACAGTGGCCTGTTCTTACGTGGCGTCGGGATGGCCTTGGGCGCTCCGCTCGCCATGATCGCTCGTGGCGCGCTCGGTCTGGGCAAGGTCCTGGGTGGCACTTTGTTGTTCGGCCTTAAGTTGGCTGGCCAGGCTGTGCTGTGGTTGGGCCGTGCTCTGATGATGAACCCTATCGGGCTGGCGATCACTGGCATCGCCTTGGCTGCTTACCTGATTTACCGCTATTGGGAACCCATCAAGACCTTCTTCACTGGCCTGTGGGCCGAGGTCAAGGAAGGCTTCAATGGTGGTCTGACGGGCATCATCGGTTTGCTGATCAACTTCTCGCCCATCGGCTGGTTCTACCGGGCCTTTGCGGCCGTGATGGACTACTTCGGCATTGAGTTGCCTGGGAAATTTACCGAGTTCGGCAGCATGCTGATAACGGGCCTGGTCAATGGCATCACCAACATGGCCGGATCTCTCAAAGACAGCGTCATTGGCGTTGGCTCATCGGTCAAAGGCTGGTTCACCGAGACTCTCGGTATTCAGTCGCCGAGCCGCGTGTTCATGGGGTACGGCGCAAACATCAGTGAAGGCGCCGCCATTGGGATCAGCTCTCAGGCTGGCCTGGTACGCAACGCCGCATTGGGCATGGCCACGCAATCGAAAGTCGATTTGCTGCCGCCCGATCCTGCAGCCGTCTCCAGAGCCAGCATGATGGGCAATGGAGGAGGCGCCACTCCTGGTGCGGTGCCAGCTGCTGGCGGTCAGCCCGTCTTCAACTTCTCGCCTCAGATCACGGTGCCAGGTGGCCCTGGCGTGCGTGACCAGGTCGGTCAGGCGCTGCAGGCCGGTTATGCCGAGTTTGTGCGGTTCATGGAGCGCTACGAGTACGACAAGCAACGCCGCAGCTATGGGCCTGCAGGCGGAGGTTCTGCCTGATGTTCGCGATCCTGGGCGAGATTGAATTTACCGTTGCCGGTGGTATCAGCGGCATGGAGCAACGCGGATCGGCTGATTGGGCGGAACACTCGCGCATCCAGGGCAAGCCCTTGTTGGAGTGGATCGGTGAAGGGTTGGAAGAGTGCAACCTGACCATCGAGCTGCATCCTGTTCTGGGCGATCCCGAGGCGCGGCTCCGGGCTTTGCGTCTGGCCAAGAAAAAGCATGAGCCCCTGGCGCTCGTGATGGGGAGCGGCGAATACCTCGGCCCGTATGTCATCGTCGACCTCAACAACGTTATCCGCCGCGCTACGGCCGTAGGCCAGATCAAGTCGGCATCGGTCCAAGTGAGCCTGAAGGAGTACACCGGGGCATTTACTCGGAAGGCTCTTCGTCCTGGTCTGCTCGATCCGGCAGTCAGTGGAACTTCTGCAGCAGTGACAGGCTCCCCTGGGCTCATCTCACGGATGCTGCCATCACCCAGCACAACCCAACTGGTGATCGGGCACGCAAAAACTGCCGGTAACGTGCTGAAGGCTGGCCAGAACCTTTATGAGACGGTCAAAAGCGGCAACGCCTCGATGATTCTTGGCCAAGTCCCCCAGTTGCTGGGAGTGACCGCTCGGGCAATCGAGCCACTGCAGGGACTCAAGGATGCGGCTGGCCTGCTCGATGACGGCTCCGACTTGTCGCGGCTGGGCGAAGATGTGCTCTCCAGCGTCATGGGCGCTCGCTCCAGCCTGGACCCGGTAGACCTGGGCAACATCGTTGATCGGTTCGCCACATCGAGAGAGTCACTTGGCCAGGCCCTGACCAAGATGGATGGCGCCAGTACTCGACTGTCCGGCCTGGCGGCGCAAGTCCTCACGAGGAAGGCATGATGTTTCTTGTCCATGTCACCACTGAGGGCGAGCGCTGGGATCAACTGGCTTGGCGCTACTACGGCGATGCTCACCGGTATTTGCCGATCGTTGAAGCCAACCCCCATGTGCCGATCACAGCTGCTTTACCTGCAGGCTTGACCTTGGCCATCCCCATCCTTGAACCCGAACCAGCAGCGGAGGATCTGCCGCCATGGATGCGATAACACCTGCACAGGTGCCCGAGGCGCGCTTCGTGCTGACGTACCAACAGCGCAATATCACGCGGAACATCAGCGACCACCTTTTATCACTGACTTACCAGGACTTCCTGACTGGTGAAGCCGACAACCTGGATGTCGAGCTTGAAGACTCCGAAGGCAAGTGGCGGGATGCTTGGTATCCGGGACACGGCGATACCTTGGCGCTGTCCATCGGATGGGCTGGGGAGCCTCTACGAGCAGTAGGCCGGTTTGAGATCGACGGTATCGAGCTGCGTTGCCCGCCCTCGACGATCACCATTCGCGCGTTGGGCACTGGCATCAACAGCCCATTGCGCACGCCGGAACATAAGGCCTACGAAAACACCACTTTGGATGCAGTGGCTAAGCAGGTCGCTACACGCCAGGGGCTGGTCTTGGTGGGCAGCATCGAGCCGATCAAACTTGACCGACTGACGCAGCAAGAGTCGGACCTGGTCTTTCTGCGCCAGCTGGCCGAGGAATATGACTATGCCTTCAAGGTCACCGGCAACAAGATGGTGTTTCACGCCATCAGTGAACTGGCCAGAGGTGCGCCAGTGGCCACTCAAGTCCTCGGCGACCTGGCGAACGTCAACCTACGGGACCAGATCCGCGACATCCCCAAAGCCGTGAAGGTCAAACACAAAGACCCCGCGCAAAAAAAACTGGTCGCCTACGACATCGTCAACGGCGAGACCGTCGCGGTCCCCAGCAGCGCGAGCAAGACCACGACCAGCGGCGACACAAAGAAGAAGCGTAAGCGCACCGCCTCGGCCGAAGAGGCCAAGGCAAAGGCCAAAGCTGAACTGGCCAAGGCCAACCGGGAGCGTACAAAGGGCAGCTGGACCGCGATGGGCCGCCCCAACCTGGTTAGCGGCAATATCGTCACCCTGGCGGCCGCTGGCAAGCTCGGAGGCAACTACCTGATCACCTCCGCTCGCCATGAAATGACCCGCAGCGGCGGCTACATCGTTGACATGGAGTCGTGCCGGATCTCGGCGCCCTCGATCTCCATGACACTGGAAAACACCAAGCCTGATCTGGCTCTGTCGACCTACGGCATCGAGCGCGAGGTGATCGCCTGATGGGCGTTGAACTGGAATACGGCGAAGTCAGTGCCGTGGACTATGTGACCTGCCGTATCCGGGTGCGCCTTGATGAGCGTGATGGTGTCGAGAGCTACTGGCTCAACGTGCCCCAGCGCAACACGCAGGGCACAAAGCGTCGCCCGTTGATGCCCGAGCTGGGTGAACAGGTGGCGGTGCTGCTCGATGCTGATGGCGTGGGTGGTGTGTACCTGGGCGGGGTCTATTCAACGGCAGAACCGCCGCCCGTGGTCGATGAGGACACGGACTATGTACGCTTCAGCGATGGGACTGTCTCGACCTACGACCGTGCGGCCGGGGTCATGACGTTGGACTGTGTGGGGGCTTTGCTTGTGAAGTGCGGGCGGAACATCACGGTTGAAGCTGGGGAGCCGGTGGTGGTTAAGGCGCCCTCAGCGATCTTAGATATCCCGCAGGTCACACTGAATGGAAACCTGCAGATGAAGGGCGATCTGCAGGTCAATGGCAACGTCACCGCCAGTGGAGTGGTCATGGACGCAGGTGGAAACTCGAACCACCATAGTCACTAAACAATATTTCGGCGCTTTGTTGCTGGTGTTAAAGCCCTAACTGCTTCCAGTTCTTTTTCTTCAGTGATGCAATAACGAACAGTCATATTCAATAGTGTAAAAAGCGCCAGCGCGACCTCAGGGGTGTCATTAAGATTCACGGTTCCCGGATGCACGGACTCATTCCCGAAGATTCTAATGGTGTCAAACGCCTTTAGAACTCGACTCGGAAGTCCTTTTTCTACGAGTTCACCAATTTGCGTGTGGATGTCTCCTTTCTTACCTAGAAGCTGCTGACAGAGCTTTTGTACGCATAACCTGAGCAACGCCGCAGAAGCACGTGGTGAGTGGTTAAAAATCAACCTAGCCTCTTCGAAGTCTATTTTTATGTCGTCAGGCATATCCTCCTCTGCAGCTGGAGCGGTAGAGGCACTCGGATAAATTAGGTAGCCCGTACCTCCGATTAGTACTGATAGTGGATTCGTGGCAGATTTGTCATCACCAATCCACACACCAGGCCGACTGCAAGCACTGCAGAACGACATTGATACCGGTGAGTATTCATCAGGGTTCACCAGTAGATGCCTCCATTGCATCGCGGAAAAAGCACCGCAATGAGGGCATCTGAAGCTCTGTTTTTTATAGCCGGGGGTTGTATCACTCTGTTTCATACGATCCTTCGAAATAGTTGAACATCAGTCTTATTTAACCTGAATGCATCTTTAATCTCGATCAAAAGCTTACTGCCTCCGATCTCTCCAACATGGGGGCATGACCACGCCAATTCCTTATACCAGCATCACCGCCGCCCACTGGCAACCCGTCCTCGGTACTTCCGGCGAGGTTGTCGAGGGCCTGCGTGACATCGACCAGGCGATCCGCATCATCCTGACCACCCCCAAGGGCAGTGATGCACACCGGCCAGAGTTCGGCAGCAACATCCATCTGTACATCGACTGGCCTGTCAATCGCGTGACTCCGCACCTGGTGCGTGAGGCGGTTGATTCGATTCGCCAGTGGGAGCCACGGGTTTCCGTAGTCCAGGTACAGGTGAGCATTGAGGGCTCGCAGGTGAGTCTGCGGGTTCAATGGCGTGTTGCGGATGGTGTCACCCAGTTGACCGAGGTGTCCTATGCGCGAGCTGCCTAAACCAGTGTTCGTCGAGATCAATCCGGCCGCCAACGAAGCGGACTTGATTGCCCGATACGAGAGCAAGACAGGAAAGACCCTGTATCCCGCGCAAGTGGAACGACTGTTTATAGACCAGGTCGCATATGCCCAGACGCGCCTGCAGTTGGCTATTCAGAGCGCTGGCGAGCAGCTCCTGGTGCGTTATGCCAAGGCTCCGATACTCGATTATCTGGGCGAATTGGTGGCGACCCCAAGGCTGTTGGCCGTTCCCGCCCGCTGCCCCCTGAAGTTCCGCATGCCGACTGCCGTGCAGCAGCCCCTGCTGATACCTGCAGGCACCCGCGTCAGCACTCAGGACGCCAAGCTTTCGTTCCTGACAGACCAGGACGCGCTCATTCCGGCCGGACAAACGCAGATCAGCGTGACGGCAACCTGTTTGACTGCCGGTGTCCTGGGCAACGGGTGGGCTGTCGGCCAGATCAGCAGCATTGCCAACCCACCTGCAGTTGGTCTGATCGCCACAAACACCAGCATCACTGCAGACGGCGCAGAGGACGAGGACGATGACCGCTATCGCGAGCGGATCATTCTTGCACCGGAGGCATTCAGCAATGCGGGCAGCCGTGGCGCGTATCGCTACCACGCGCTGGCAGTGCATCAGTCCATCATCGATGTGGCCGTGCATGGGCCAGACGAAGGCCAGCCGGATGGGCACGTGGCCTTGTTTCCTCTGACCAATACCGGCTTGCCCTCAGCTGACCTGCTTCAGCGCGTCAAGAGCCAGGTGAGTGGCGAGAAAGTACGTCCGCTGTGCGACACCGTGCATACCTACGCACCCACCGAGGTCGCCTACGAGATTAAGGCGCGCATCACCTTCTATGATTCTGCAAGTCGTGAAGGCGCTATGAAGATGGCTCAGGCTGCAGCGCAAGCCTACGCCGTTGAACGACGTGCAGGCCTTGGACGTGATCTTGTTCAGGAGCAACTAACCGCGCTGCTGCAGGTGAGTGGTGTGTACCGAGCAGACGTTGAGCTTCCGAGCGCTGTACGCGAACTGCAGGGGCACGAGTGGGCAAACTGCACCTCTATCCAGTTGGTGGATGCAGGGTTCGTCTATGGCTAACCATCAACTGCCACCGGCGCTGGCCGGTGATGAGCGTTTTGCAGTGCTCTGCGAATTGCTCGACGAAACGCTGGAGGGCCTCGACCTCAATGCCGTGTTGGTTTACCTGGTCGACTTGGTGAAACCCGCATTGCTGCCAAATCTGGCGGATCAGTTTTCCCTGCTCGATGAGGCGGCCTGGCAACTGGCAGAGTCCGACGAGGCCAAGCGCAACCTGGTCAAGAACGCCGCCCAGCTGCATCGATACAAGGGCACCCCCTGGGCTGTGCGAGAGGTCATCCGCTTGCTTGGCTTCGGCGAGGTGATGCTCCAGGAGGGCATGAACAACCGCCTGCGTGATGGATCGATCACCCGAAATGGCGGCTATGTCCATGGCGATCCTTCAGCCTGGGCCCTTTATCGCGTTGTGCTTCAACGCGCCATAACAAACGACCAGGCCGCGCTTCTGCGCCGCCTCCTTCTTTCAGTAGCGCCCGCACGCTGCCGTTTGGTGACCCTCGACTATCAGTCTGTCGCGATCCGGCACAACGGCGTTGCGCGTCGCGATGGCCAATACAACCATGGGAGCAGCTAATGGCCGATCTACCCGAGTCCAATGAGTGGACAACTGGCATTTATCAACTCGAAACCTCAGACCCTGTCCTCGGTGGCCCTGAAGGCATCGACAACCTGCAGGCCAAACAGCTTGCGAACCGCACGCGGTGGCTGAAGGACAGGATCGACACGCTGGGTGTTTCCCTTGCTGGGAAAGCCGGGAAAGCAACTACCCTTGGCGGCTACGGCATCACTGATGCGTTCACCAAGCCCGAGGCCACTTCGGCTATTCAGCAAGCAATAGCGAGTCTGGTGGCATCGTCACCTGCATCACTCGACACGCTGAAGAAGCTGGCGGACGCGTTGGGTAATGACCCGAACTTTGCCACCTCGATGACCAATGCCCTTGCAGGCAAGGCAGGAAAGGCAACCACTCTCGGTGGGTATGGCATTACCGATGCTTTCACCAAGCCAGAAACCACTTCGGCTATTCAGCAAGCAATAGCGAGTCTGGTGGCATCGTCACCTGCATCACTCGACACGCTGAAGAAGCTGGCGGACGCGTTGGGTAATGACCCGAACTTTGCCACCTCGATGACCAGCGCCCTGGCGGGAAAGGCTAACAAGGCGACCACCCTCAGCGGCTATGGCATCACGGATGCGTATCCTAAGACCGGGACCTATTCCAGGGCGGAAGTCGATGCAGCACTTGCTGCCCAGGTGGCCAACGCGGTCCCGAAGGGGTATTGCGTGGGCTTTGTCATGTCGATGAATGCAGGGGCGCCAGCCATGGCTGTGGACGTTTTACCAGGTACTGCATGTGGCGCCGGAAATCCGGTGTTCTCGGCGGCAACCATTACCGGCGCTCTGCAGGCGGCAGGTAGCTGGACCGCAGGGACCGGCGGTAACAAGCTTGATGCGGGCACCCGAGCGGCGAACAGCTGGTATCACGTTTTCTTGATCCGCAGGAATGAAGGCGGGGAGGCGGATCTGCTGTTCTCTATGAGCAGTTCGGCCCCTGCTGTTCCTGCTGGTTATGAGTTGGTAATGCGCCTCAAGGGGCGCGCACTGCGAACTGATGGGGCTGCGAACATCGCTCCATTCATCAACTACGGTAACAGCACGGACTGGAAGATTCTGCCCTTCGATATGACCCTGGCGGCAGTACCAACAAGCAGTCACACGGTCACTATCAGTGTTCCCCCCGGCGTCAGAGTTCGGGCGTGCTTCTACGTCTCGGCTATTGGAGAAGGGCCGCTGATCTATGTTCGTTCCCCCGATGCTGCTGCAGCTGTGCTCGGTGTCACTTCGGGCGGTGCGTACGCGGGCGGGGTTGGTCTGGACAGTACTTCTTATCTGAACGAGAACTTTGCGAGCTATTGCGAAGCGTCCACAAATCAAAGTGCCCAGGTGGTTGTACAGGTCTTTGCCTGGCCAAACTATCTAGTTCAATCGGCCCGGCTTTTAACAGCCGGCTGGCGGGAGGATTAAGCAATGCCGTATGTACAGCGCACCGAGAGCGGCCGAATTTTCGGTCAGTTCGCAAACCTGCAGCCTGGTTTCGCGGAAGAGTGGATAGAAGAGGGTTCGCCGGAGTTGTCGCCGATTGATCCCGACCAGCTCGCGCTTGCCGAGCGTGTTTGGCGTGACGGCGAGTTAGTTGCGGTCATGTGGCTGCGCGAGCGGCACCGCGATCAGCTTGAAATTGAAGCCCCTACAACGTTGACGGGGGAACAGTTCAAGGAGCTGCTTGTGTACATGCAAGCTCTGCGCGACTGGCCACAGTCACCGGACTTTCCTGCTAGTCAGCACCGCCCAATATCTCCGACTTGGTTAGCAGGGCAGATCGAGTAATGTTCTGCTTGGCTTGCTCACCTCAGCAATTCAATTGCAGCAGATGCAATAACTTCTGAGGTGATTTATCTCAATTCAGGTTTTAGATTTTTCGCACGCGGCATCATCTGAGGCCCCGACCTTTTCCAATCCCCACCCTCCCTCACCGTAGGAGCTGGCTTGCCAGCGAAGACGTCCGCCCAGGCGGTGCAAGACTTGCGGGCCTCTTCGCCGGCAAGCCGGCTCCTACAAGGGGATTGGCGGTAGGTGGGGCACCGTTGGGTCCGCTCAGGCTGGGAGGGGGTGCAGGGCTTCGTCGAATTGGTCCAGACGGGGGAAAACCAGCGGTTGCTCGTCTGCAAGATGCTCCAGGCGCTGCCGGTAGCGGTGCAGGAATTCTTCTCGGGCTTCCTGGCTGATGTAGGGCACGTGCCAGGCCACAAAGGGCTCCAGCACATCACAGCCGACATAGGCCAACGTACCCCGCAGCAACGGACGCAGCATGTCCTCCAGCGGGCCATGGATCGCGCCTTCGCCAAACATGTGCTCGCGCCCGCCCAGGGTCAGGGTCACCAGGGCTTTCTTGCCCACCAGCCCGCCCTGGTCATAGAAACGCTTGCCGCCATAACACACCCCCGACACCAGCACCCGGTCGATCCAGCCCTTGAGCATGGCCGGCACCGAGAACCAGAACACCGGGAAGTTGAGGATCAACAGGTCAGCCCACAGCAGCTTGTCCAGCTCTGCCTGGATGTCGGCGGCGATGCTCTGGTTCTTCACCCCCAGGCGCTGCTCCAGGGCGTACACCAGGTAATCCGGGTTGTCCCGGGCGGCAAAGTCGGCGGCGCTGGCCACCGGGTTCCAGTTCATTGCGTATAAATCGCTGACCTGCACCTGGTGCCCCTGGGCCTCCAGGGTGCTGCGGGCCTGGTCGCGCAAGGCGGCGGTGAAGGATTGCGGTTCGGGGTGGGCGTGGACGATCAGTACCTTCAT